CTTATAAAGATTTTGATTTGGTTTTAAATAAAATGATGGTAGGTTGGCAGCCCGTAGAACACGAATTTACAAGTGACATAATTGACCATATAGCCATTCATGAGATGGGACATGCCATTGTGGGTCTTCTCTCTAAATATCATTCTAAGATGACAAAGGTGGTAATCAATTTATCTTCACCCAAGAGTCCAGGATATACAGTATTTGCCAGTTCTACAAGCAATATTTACATAAGAGAAGCTTTGTTCGAGCATTTAATGATTTTATTGTCTGGAAGAATAGCCGAAGAAGTATTTTATGGTATATCTGTCACAACTGGGGCAATCAATGATTTTGAAGAGGCTTTAAAATTAGCTGAAAAAATGATTATTTATTATGGAATGGGTAAAAATTTAATTTATCCCAGCTCAAGTGAAAAATACAAGGAATTAATTGATACAGAAGTAATTGAAGTTATTAATAATGCACATAATTTTGCTGAATTAATCATAACAAATTGTAAGGATTTAATAAAAGAGACATCTGAAATTTTAAAACAGGAAAAAATATTAAAAGCGGATACAATTAATGAGTTGATTCATTCAAAATATCCACATGTTTTGGAGTTGAAGATAGATTTTTAGAAAATTAGAAAATTACATTGTAACCTTTTTGGTTTTTCCTCTTCCTTTACCATATTTCTCTCTCGATTTTTTCGCTAAAAGAAATGCTTTTTTATTATGTTTGCAACCATTTTCTAATATATCATAATCAACTGCAGCGGCTTTTCCACCCGTAATAGAACTTGCTAATCTTGCGAATCCCCATGAATGAGGAGTTTGATTTGGCCTTGAACCAGAAGAATAGTATGCCCCTTCGCCCTTTTTAACGATTTGTTTTAGAGCATTTATAGAACAACCAGTAGCACGAGATAACTCCTTATTTGGTGTGATTTTTTCTACATTGTATATTTTGCGAGCATTGACTATATGGTTAGAAGTTTTATTATCATATGATTTGAGATTTTTACGCGTATAATATTTTTTTTGTTTATATAATCTTTTCGATTTTATTAACATCTTCAGCTGTTTTTGTTTATCCTTTTTAGATAATTTTTTCGGCAAATAACGAATTGGTATTTTCATTTATTATAAACGAATATTTTATAATAAATAATTATTTTATACAATTTAATATTTGATTTGAAATTAAGAGTTATTCAAAACGTTTATTAAGTTTATTATAACTATCTAAATTATTTACTTTACATATTTTATGTGTATCTTTGTGTATTAGACTACAATCTGTTGTTTTCATACAAACTTCTAAGCAATCGCTCATTTTTTTACCCATGTTATATTTTTCATTAATAATTCTACACAATTGTTTTCCATTATGGTATATAAATTAGTATTGTTTTACCTTTATGTTATTTTATCCATTATACTGGTAAAATTTGATTTTGAATTTGATAATGAAGCATTTTATTACGAATTATATAAATAGAAGAGACTGTTAATAATGTGATTTCTGTTGAGCTTCGTAAAATCATAGGTGCATCTTTCGATTGAACACTATAATAGACCCACATAGAAGACGAACAAATGTTTAAAATGCAAAATAACAGTGATAAACTATTGGTGCTTTTATTTTTGTATAATAGATACATAAAAATAAATCTCCCAATAACAGAAATCGTTGTTGCTGTATATGGTATTATTTTCAAATCGTCTTTATTCATTATATATTTATTATATTTATTAAATATATAATTTCTATAAACTCATTTTTTTAGATATCCAAACTTACAGTATTGCTGGCAGACTTTTTACGACGACTTCTCTTTGGCAAGTTTCCGTCACCCTGTAACTCTTTCAAATCGGTGATACTAATGGTACTGCTATCATTTGCGTTATTTTGGGAAGGTTGCTCTTGAATATTAATTGTCTTGGTTTTCAATCCAGATAAAATGTTGGAAATATCACTAGGTCCTTTCATTTCTGGGCGAGGAGGTTGTTGTCTCATGTTTCTCTCTTGGGCTTCACTTCTATTGAATGTTTCACGAAGGTTTATACCGTCATCAATGCCAGCAAATGAGCTTTTACCCATACTTAAATCAGGGCGACTTCCGTAAGAGTTGTTTCCTGCTCTTCCATTTGGTGGGGGAGCTGAGTTAGGACCTTGGGTTTGCATTGGAGGAGGAGGTCCATTTCCAAAAGGCACTTGAGGTTCCGGATTCATTAAACCAGTCATAAAACCAGAAAACCCAGGACTTGATTGTGACATCGAATTCACCGCAGCATTTTGGAAGGATCGCATTAGATCAGGGTTTTGACGCAAAATATCATCCATTCCAGGCATAGCACTTTTAAACATTGTATTTGTCATATGTACCATCATAGCACTTCCACCAAGTTGGAACAGCAGTTTAAGTTCTGGTGCCATGGTTGCTTTACTTTTATATTTATCATGTAACTCGCTAAAAATATCATCATAATCAGTGATGTTCTCGTTAATTTGTTCGCTCCAACCGTCTAATTTAACATCAAATGGATCAAAACGATTATTTAAAAACTCAATTCCGTTAATGACTGCCATAAGCATATTTCCTTGAAACTTGACAGAGTTTTGCTTTGTTTTTTCTTCCATAATGGTTTCATATTCCCCTTGCATTTCCATTAAAGACGATTCCATTGTATATTTTTTTGAGAGTTCAACTCCTTTTTTTTCCAAAGCTTCAAGCTTTCTTAAATATTTAAATTTCTCTCTTAATAATTCTTCTTTGGACAATTGTGGTTGTGATGAAAACCCTCTATCTGGATTTAAAGGAACATTGTTAAATTTACCATAACCATCCCATGTTTTAGAGTCATTATTTTCAGCGGTTGATTGACCTATACTTGGTTCATCACTAAACCGAATTGAAGTAGGGTTATTTTCAAATGAAGAAGCACTAAATAAATCAGATTTTGCTTTAAAAGAGTTAGTGGGGATGTCATCGACAAGATCATTCAACTCATTTTCTAAATTATTGAGATCTTCTAAATTGATATCACTTGATGGTCTATTGCCATCTTTTATTTTATCATTCATAAGAAATTCCAAACCGCCGCCAAAATTACTTGATTGATTCGTGCCTGTATTCCAGCTACCACCTAAATTGTCACCCAATTCTAATTCAGATAATTCAATTATGTCACTCATTATTCATTAAATAGAACATATAATTTTAAGTATTACGAATAACAATATATATATTTTTAAAATAAAAATAATAATTTCAAAAATCAAAATATATTTTGATGTCTAAACCAGTTTATTTTTAATAAACCATATTCCTTGTAAAAATGAATCTGCTAAATCATCTTTTTTATTATGTTTATTAAAATACTCAATCATATTGTTAAAGTAATATTCATTATTTAATATTTCTAAACAACGACTTATTCCCAATTTTTTTCTATCACTATATTTGGTTTTATCTTTTATTTCGCAATCTTTTAGTTTATTGGATGCTGATATGAATTCAATATTATTGACATTAACTTCGCTCATAATAAAGTATTGTACAATCATTCCTTGTATGGTTTTCATTCTGTTTGCAATTGGACTTATTTGATTTTCTATAATAACATGATTTATACTTATTTCTTCATTAAACAATTTATTAAATTTACACATAATATTTGCTCCAATATTTACTAAATCTATTTTCGAAGCATTTGTACTTTTTATTTCTTGGAAACAAGAATTATGTGTATAATCATTAATTAATGAAAGCAGTTCAGCTTTTTTAATAGGATTGTTGTATTTTATGTTATATTTAAAAGCAATTTCATGTAGTTTTTGTATTTTTTGTTTATTAATAAAAGACGGTTTAAGTTCTGTTGTTGGAAGTGGATAAGTTTGTTTTTTGGAATGTTTTAAACAATAACAATCATCGTTTTTTTTAAATTTTGCTGGTTTATCACATGTTTTATTTTTATCAATAAACATACATTTGAAACTTTCTTCTTCGGCAATGTTAATAATATCCCATTTTTTTATAGTAAAATGTTCGCAACCATCTTGCTTTTCAAAAAGACAAAAAGCCAAATTTTTAATGCCAACATCTATACTAAGTATTTTCATATAATAATAAATAATAAGTTTATTATTATATTGTTTTTTATGAAATTCAATTGTCATACCCCCACGGAAACAATACTTTTACACATTTTAACATTAAAAACGCCGTTTGAAATGTTAAAAGGTATAATTAGAACACCCTTTGTATTTTGGAGGAGCAGACGCATAAAATAAGTTCGAATATCCTTCTTTTGTAGTGCTTACAATTGTAGATGCGTTCATTGTTTTATAATAACTGACACCTACAATTATAACGCATAAAAAAATAATAAAAAAAATCGTCTTCAATGTAAATCTTGGTTTCATTATATATTATACGAATAAAATAAAATATATAATTTCTATGGTTTATGCGTTTTGATTAAATTCTTTTGAACTCACATAAGGTGATATAATCTTCGCATTTAATTGCTCGCTACTCAAATAAGGATTTTTTAAATCGCTATTACAATAACCATAGCCTGGCTTACTTTTATCAAAAGAAGATTTATACATAAAAGGTACATTATTAGAAGGTGTATTCCCTGTATAAACATGAGGATTTAACCCCAAATCGTAGCAGGCTTCACCAGAATTATATTTCATAATAGCAAGTCCATTATTTTGTAAATACTGACGATAAGTCCAGTTATTATGTATATTTTCCTGTTTTTGTATTCTTTTATTTACAACTGCTTCAGGTTGCCAAGTAGCGAAATTTCTACCATCAGACATAATAGGAGGAAAATTAAAATGAACATTATTAGATCCAGAATAGCATGTTCCCCAACCACCGCTCATGTTATAATATTAATATATAAAAATAATATTTATTCAACCCCTAATAATTTTAAAAGCTTACCTTTTGTTAATTTAGAGGCATCTGCTATTAATCCTTTTTCAATAACAATACTTTTTAATGCGTTGTTAGACATTTTTTTATAATCATGAAAATCGTTATTATTTTCTAAATCATTTATATTTATAGATTTTAAATTAAGCATTGGAATATTTTTTGTAATGCTGTTTAAATCAGATAACTTGATTTCTGAATTATCTTGTAAATTATGTATTTCATTTAATGTTTCTGAGTCTTCTAATTCGGTATCATTGTCATTGTCATTATCATTGTCATTATCACTAAAGTTGTCAAGTATTTCTTCAATTTCTTCAATTTCTTCAATTTCTTCATTATCAGAATTATTATCTAAAGCATCCATGCTGATTTTTAATACTTTTACATCATGATTATCTTCAATAATTTGGATAATTTCGTTTTTTTCAACATTTAGTATTATATTAGAATTTTCATCATCGTCAGAATCTTCAGAGTTATCCGAGTCTTCATCACTGTCATCTGAATTATCAGATTCTTCATCATCGTCGGATTCTTCATCATCATCTGATACATTTATTAATTGTTGTTTGCAAACAAATGATAAATTGTTTGACAAATTTGGGTTTAATAATTCTGGTTCTCTTTCTACTTGCGAAGAACTTCCACCAGCACGCATTAAGCTAAAATTAGATCTAACAACATTCATTTCTTCAGCCATAACAGAAATAAGGCTTACCATTGATGATATTTTATGGTTTTGTTCGCGGAGTTTATTTTCAAAGTATA